TCATTGCTTCTCCTTTAGCCATTGTGTTAGGTCTTGGATTACCCAAGCCTTATCTATTCCTGCGTTTCTTCTCTTGAATAAAACATAACTAAGAGGCTGACTAATACCGCGATGCTTAGAATAATTAGCAGCTTCTTTTTGTGCTTCATCCCAGAACTCCTTTAAGTTTAACTTCTGTGTATTCTTTAATTCAAAGATAAAGGTTTCACCGGCAACTATAACTACTAGATCACCCTCATCTTCCTCTCCTGCTAGGCGCAGTCTCTCAGCTAACACACCCATCTTTCTAAACCACCTCATTACATCTGTCTCAAACTTAGCGCCTTTAGTCTTATTGTATTTAGCTGACACCTAGTATGGCATCCCTTCTATACATTCTGCCCATTGGATCTGAATCATTAATTTGACAGACCTTATAACTTACAAACAAACCGATATGATCAGAGCCATCTGCTGTATGTGGACCAAACCTATTCTTAACTGCTGCCACCTTGAGTATTGAGTTATGTGGATCAAAACCAAGTGTAATAATTAAGGCAGGTAATTGAGATACCTTACCGTGAATAGCCCTACGAGCAGGTGGTTCTGTTGTCTTGCCATACTCACTCTGTTCGCTGACGTGGTGTAGTACTAGCACACAGGCTTCAGTCTTACGAGCCATATCGTGGAACTCCACCATAATAGCTCTTAGTCCTGCCCATTCATTATCAGATTCAGATACCACATTCATTAGGTTATCTACCACGATCAACTCTGGTGGAATACCAAAGAGTTCAACATATGCTTTAATCTCTAACTCAATATCATCTAATGATGGTGATGAGTCAAAGACAAACTGTATGCTTTCCATCTCTGATAAATACTTATCGTAGTAATGACGGTTACTAAGTAAGTTGCTTTCCACCAAGAGCTGTTCGTGTCCTGATAAGTGAGAGGCTGCTCTCATCATCACAGTTGCGGTGTCGGTATCGGCTGAGAAGAATAAGGTTGGAACTTTTGCTTTAACTGCATAGATAAGAGCAAACATACTCTTACCAGCATTGGGTGCAGCAGCAACCATACATACCTGACCTCTACGGAATTTAATCTGCTTGTTAGCAAGAGCAATCCATACGTCAGGTAGTGGTGTTGCATTGGTATTGCTACCTCGCCACGCCCTATTTAAATTAAGCAACTAAATTATCCTTCACCTTTATATTAAGTTTTCTTCTTATTCGCATACGTTCTCTAGGAGAAGTTGCACCCCAGACTCCAAACCGTTCATAGTTTAGAGCCCATTCAAAACATTCTGCTAAGTGTGGACATCTTTTACATATCCTTTTTGCAGATTCAGCTTGTGCTTGTTCTCCGTTATTAGGGAAGAAAAGTTCTGTATCTATCTCAGAACATAACGGGTTCTCAAACTTAGTGGGAACCCGCACAGGTTATTTAACCCAGACGGTATCGCACTTGTCTGGCGCACCTTTAGGTGCAGCACACATCCAACCTTTCCAAGGACCCTTCTGACCTACACCTGAGCGAAATGCCATTGCCCCGTGCTTACAGTCAGGGTTAGAAGTATCTGTTACAGCCGATCCGCCTAATGCTTTCTTAGCATATGCGATTGCGCCACCACCTGATGATGCTGTTGCACCAAGTGCGGTAGCAGTTGTTGTGATTAATGTTGATAGATCAGATAGTGAAGTTAGAGATGCCTCTAGTTCAGCCTGACTAGTTGCGTAAATATTTAATAGAGTTCCATCAGCTAACTTGTAGTTGACTTGGAACTTTGTGCTTTCCGGTGCAGCCATTACTTACCTCCAGTATGTTTGACAGTTAATCTTACTGATTCCTGTCCTTGTTTTTTTGGTACAAAGCCTAGAAGTTTCTCAACCTCTTCGGCATCTACTTGACTACGACCCGCAGTAGTACTCCATATAATGGATACACCACTGTTTGTCTGCCCAGTAAATCCTTCTAGTGCAGTCCTTACGGACTCCTTCTCTTCTGTTAATTCTTTTATTTTACTATCTAATTGCAAGTACTTCAAGGCTGAAGAATCCAATTCAGGATTATCTATATATACAACATCATCCTTGATAAGTCCTTTTTTTATTCCAGTACACCCCATTACACCTGACTCATCAAAGTACTTACAGTATGACTTGCAATAGTTTTGATCTCGCTCTGGTGCTGGTGGTTCTGCACTCTCTTTAATTGCAGCAAGCCAGTTAAGAGCTTCCTCTGCTAAAGCAGGATCATATGCTTCAGAGTGGACTTTAATATCTCGCTCATCACCATCACGGGCGATGGCTACAAGATTAACAGTTCTGGGTGTCCCCTTTCCAGACTTGTCAAGCAAGTAGCCATAGACCTGTACTTGCCATCGCTGTTGTAGTGATGGGAAATAGGATAGGTTCTTAATCTTTACAGTCTTCCAATCTATAACATCACCTGTCTCAGGTATGAATAGATCTATATGTGCTTTCATTCCGTTGTACTCAACTGCTGTCTCAACTAAATACTTTTTACCTTTTGGATCTAAGGTTGTAATGGCATCTTCAATAGCGGCGTGGATAGCTGTACCCATAATTGCTGCAAGTTTCATCTCATTATCATTAGTCTCAGGTTGATCGTTAAGACGATACCAAACCTTACGCCGACAACCACCCAACTCTGATGGTCCTACCTGGGTCTGCTTAGACCTAGCCCTGCCAGCATCCTTAGCTCGCAGAACCTCTAATAATAATTCTTTAGGATCGCTCACTAGTTCCTTGTCTAAGCGCTACTGCATAAGTTGGATAGCGCTTGTTTAAACCTTTTCTTATCTGCTTAGCAGAAGTCTTATATATTAGATACATAAACTTGAAATACATTATAGCCCCCATTTAATAAAGCACTCTAGAATAAACTTGTACATCTCTAAGTCTAATAGATACCACTGTAATTGCCAATAGATCTCACTCATTTATTATCCTTACTTAGTAAATTGTGTTTTGATACTAGGCGTTCCACCACACCATACGTTGTATGCTATAGCAATATTGACAGCCTTCTTTGCAGCACTCGTTGCTTTTGTATGGGTTTTAGTTTCAGCATCCATTGCTACTAGAGCACCTAGAGCTAACCCACCACCTGAGCCTATGCCGTACAGACCTCTGTCATCTCGCATATACCCATAGTCATCACTAAGTTGGAATAACTTTCCGTTAAAGCAAAGTAAAGCATCCCAACCTGAGTCATCATCGTTCTTAGTTTTAGGCGCAGGATCATAACCTGCTTCAGTTAGTGTTTGTTTTATAGATGGTAATACCCTGATCATTACAAACCTATCAGGATCTTGTGTCTTAATTACTTTAGGTGGTTGCCATAAGTTATTAAGAATATCTCCAGCCAGTGCATCACCGGCAACTGCAATTAAATACTCGTTGACCTTAACTATTTTGTCGTAACCTTTAGCTATGTAAGGTCTATCGGTATAGGTAGTCATTGAGTCTGCTGCAAGCACAGCCCAACCCTTACCTTGTATACCAACAATTGCCGTCATAATTGCCTTCCTTTATCTTAGGTAAATAATAACACCAACCACTGACAAGTATCAGGATGTAAGTGCGACACGCCGCGAAATTGGATTACATCTTTTACTAGGCAGAGTATGTGTACAATATGAGCCGAAGGCGAATTACTGTACGGGCAACGCTTTGTGCGTTGCGACTGTTCGGTCTGTATGTTCCGTCTACCAACCCTGCGAAGAAATAAGCAGAAGCTACCAGAGACTCTACCACCTAAATTTGGTACAGATCTTAGATCTCTCGGTCCACTACACGCTTGTCCTTGTGGCTCTAAAGTATTTTCTATCCTAGCTACTTTTGATGAGTATGAAATATCCTGGTATATGTTAGATGCTAGTTGTGCTAACTGTGGCAACCTTGTAATTGTGCCTTGTCCAATAGATGATCCCAGTAAATAGGCATAAAAAAAGAAGCCACCCCGTTAAGGGTGGCCTCTGTATAGCCTCGCAGTAAAGTTAATTACTTAGCTCCTAGACCGTATTCTTTCTCGGTCTTGTCTGCCCATTTAGCGAGTGGTCCTGCTAAGGACCCTATTAAGATTGCTTGTTCTGGTGCTAGGTCAGCAGCGAGAGCTAGTCCCATTGTTACTGCCGATGCTAGTACTGCCCGAAGATAAGACTTAAATGCAGCCTTAGCCTTTGGGTCTTTTAATTTTGCTAATAGATCTTTCATATACATCCTTTAAGGGCGAACTACACCCATTACTAGTGAGTAGGAGCGTTTCCTAAGATACACACCATCTCCGTTTGCTTGGCTACCTTTACCACCACTACTTGTATTACCTTCAATTACTTGTAGGTATTTCAAGGCGGTGTTATTCCACTTAACTATCCCAACGTGATCTGGTTCAGCATCAGTATCAAACTGAAAGAAGACTATATCTCCAGCCTGAGCCTGACCTATTGGAATTATTTTATTCTTATCAGTAAACCATTTTAATCCGGCAGCGCAGGAAGCAAATCCTTTTGCATTTTGTGCTGCAATCTTCTTGCTTAGTCCTGCTCTATCAAAGCACCACGATACAAACATAGCGCACCAAGGGTTATTGTTAAGTCCATACCACTTGCCGTACTTAGTATCATTAGAGCTACCCTCTTCGGTATAACCTATCTCAGCTTTAGCAATTTCTACTACGCTCATTTATTCTCTTTCTTTATTACTACTAGATCAAACGGTTGTGGCGGTACAGCAACCGCAGCAGGTCTGACATTCTTGACAGCAATCTTTATTCATTTTCTTTTCTCGTTTCTATATCGTAGTGAAAAGCATTAGAGTCTTCAGTGACCCACTTCTTTTTATCTTCAACATCCCACTTGCGATCATTGATTATTCTATGGATTAGTGGGTCTCCATATTTAGTTGTATATGATGGTTCAAAAACAAATATTCTATTGTTAGGCTGGATAGCAAAGTTGCCATCATCTCGCTCTATAACGTGACCGCACTTGTGTTCATCAGGTGTCTCTGAGTATCCATCATCTAATCTATTAGAGTCTGGATTGTGCCAGTCAAGGGTAAAGAGATACTTACCATTTACCTTGGTCTTATTCCTGTCCACATAATGAAGGCTTAGGTTTGCTAGGTTACTAAACTTGGTAGCTGTTATGTATGGACTAAAAGAGTTCCATAATACTAGGTTATATAAACTTTCCTCAGGCACACCTGGCTTCTTACAGAAGGCATTGATAGGCATACGCCACCACAGGCCACCATCTTCCATCATAAAATGAAATAGTGGACTTCTATTTTGTACGCTACTCACTCCAAAGATTACACAAGGGAAGTACTTATCGTGACTATCCTCTTGATTGCGTAGGAAATTACCCCTGACATAACAATCTATTGGTGGGATATTAGCGTTTAACTCTGGCATTTATTTCTTTAATACCTGCAATACTAAGTCAGTTAAAAATTCCACTTTTTCCTCCAACCGATTGACCTGGTCCTTGACACTTGAGCCTCCATTGGGGCGAAGTTCGGATAAGTAATGCTTTACAAGGTGTCTGACTGTTATGGCTAGTGTTCCTACTAATGTAGTTACCGCTACTGCTATTCCAGCCCATTCGTTCGGTGTCATATTATCATATCAATCTAATAGTAGCGATTAACATTCCACCGTATCCGGAGAATCTTCTATCACTTGGGGTTCTGTTTATAAAGTCAAGCTCTTCAATTAATCCAATGTATGACTCACCAGTTCTAAAGTCTTCTACTCTGATGGTGTCTCCTACATTCTCTATCGCTTCTAGTTGACTCAAGCGATCATATGCTGAGCCTTCATAGCCCACCTCAACACCTAAGTTATCGCTCTCGTGGTCATAACAGAACAAAGGGTATTGGATTATTCTTTGGCGAGGTACAGCAGGTAAAGACTTTAGTTGGTATCCAGTAAATAGTGGACCCTTAGTTGCATCAGTTGATGATCTAGACATAGTAAATTTAAATGCAAGATACTCTTGCGCTGAGTTAGGGTAAGGCACACCTAGTTCACTAGTTGCAGCACCTTGTGCAAAACCACCTATGTTGTATTCAGTATCTGCATAATCAATAGATTTAATAGTTATAGCACCATTTGTGGTATCTATTCTAGGATTAAGTAGTTTAAATAATTTATTCTCTAA